ACCACCAGGTTGTTGAACTACATTGTTGATTACTAAACGTATATCATTTTCATTATTTACAGCGTGATCTAGCGTATAGCCTGTAGTAGCACTTGTTGTAAAATGCTGAACTGCAAAGCTTGTATACTTTAAAGCTGGACTGTTTCCTACGTAACCCAAAATAAACTCCTATGTACTTATTGCATCGACTGCAGAAACCCATGCATCAACAGAGCTGGCTGTATCAGATTTGATGTAAAGTCGGTCACCCGATTCTACTACTATCTTAGCCCCTCCGTCTAATACCTGTAATGCACCGCCGCTAGGAATGGGAGCCGTTTTTACTAAATAGTAATTCGTACCTCCATTTGCTATATAAACATCTACATTAATTGTAGATCCTAATATGTTAGCGAGCGATATGCCTACAATTGTATCATAACTATCGAAGTTAGATCCATTAGGAATATCTGTAGCAGAAGTTCCTATTGCTGATTCTTTATATCTGCGAAAATTCTGTGCCAATCTATCCTCCTATATTATAAAGCAACGGCCATTGCAATGCTAAAGCCTGCTGTTGCTGAAGTTGATGGGTCAACCCCATTAACTGTGTTAACTTGTAAATCATTTATGGCATTATAGATCTCATCAGACCCATCTACATAAATAATAGCATCTCTACCTGCATTAACAGTATACGTTGCTGCACCTGTTCCTGCTGTACAAATTATATTACTAGCATCCCCAGTATTATTTAAAACATAATACCACATTAACTTGTTTGGAAATGTAACTGTAGTTGTGCCCCCTGGACTTCCTGTAAAATTTAAAATCTTACAACGTCCGTCTTCTTGTGAATAAGAAGTAGGATCATTTGTAAAAGTTAAAGTCTTAGATGTTCCAGTTAAGGCTACGCCGATATAGGCGTTAACCATATCGTCGATACGTTTTAAGTTATCATTTGTTTGATCACCCCAGGTGTTATCATTTTCACCTGTAGTCATCAACCTCAACTCGGCGTTAGACCATGTTGATGCCATTGTTTACTCCTTTATGCTATACGTATTATAGCGTTACTTGAATCTGCAGTTGGCCATTGTATTTCAAATGTACCTCCTGAAACTGAATAATCTGCTCCAAAATCAATTACTGCTACTGCAGAATTACTATCACTTGTATTGTATATTAAACAACCACGTGTAGTAAATGTTGCTGAAGTCCATGATGCGTTAGCACTAAAATCGGTAAAAGCAGTTGTACTTGTAGATGTTGGATTAACATTTGTTAGTGCAAATCCACCAGTTGTATAACCACTACCGTTTGGTAGTTCATCAGAGTTTCCTGTCATGTCTGAGTAGTTAGTTGTTGCAGCTCCGTAAGTACCTGTGATACTTGCGTTAGCTTTAAACAATGCTACTTTAAATGCGTCTGCTCCGTTATTGAAATCATGATCCCCTTCGAGTAGTTCGACTTTGAAACTAGTACATAATGCTGATGTTAAGCCTGCCATTATCTATCTCCTTCTAATCTTCCTAGTGTTCTGAGTTCGCCTTTATATAGTTCGGTGTTTCTCATTCTCACTTGTTCTTCTACCCCCAGAGTTTGAACAGATCGTTCGTACAATTGTTGATAGTTTGTTAATTGTTGTGGATCCTTCATAAATGTGGCTGCCTCTATAAGACAAGCATTTAATAAAGTATCCTGACATCTATCACCAAGATATGTGTTAGCATTACTTGCTGATAAACCCGGTACTCTATAAGTATAACCTATTTCGCAGGTCGTGTCAACCCCCGGAGTTGGCGCAAATATAATATTTGTATACCTATTTGTATTGGTATATGTTGTGCCTGGGCGTTGATAAGAGTAATATTGTATAGTCCCTGTTCCTGATGTAGGGTTCTTTGTAAATTCACGGATAAATGTTTCATCTTTTTCGTATAACATAGCTCCATTTTGAATGCGTAAAAATCTTAATACAACTAAATCTTCAGGCATAGCCACACCTGTAGTTGCTGTTCCTGAGGCTATTGTAGTTGTTTTTCTAAATGCATTTAAATCTAACTCCTTCATAATACGAAGTTCAGCGTTAGCAATACATACATCTATTGGTGCGGTACCTGATCCTGTTGCTGCAGTAAATTCTGTACCGTCATTTTCAGTCCAGTCTTGTATAGCTTGTTTTAATTGTACGTATGTTAATCCCATTTATTTACCCCATTCATCTGTACCCCATAGATATGTTCCATATCCTGGTGTTACTGCTGCAACTGTTCCTAATGAAGCTGTCATTGCTGGCAATGAAACACCCACTGCTGTAATTTCAACTGCTTGAACAGTACCTAACGTTGTAGTTCCTGCAAACCCATCTGCATATTCAACTGCATTAAGTATTAATGTACCTAATCCACCTGTACCTGCTATTCCTGGTGGTATTTCTATACTATTATAATATAGTCCAGTATTACCAAGAGCAGAAGTCATTGCTCCTAACTCAACTCCAGAAACTGTTTCTGATACATTAAGAGTTATACTTCCTAATGTAGTTGTTCCTGCAAATCCGCCAGCATCTTCTACAAGATTAGCTGTTACAGTTCCCAATGTTGATGTCATTCCTGACATCGTTACTGGATGAACTAATTTTTCTGTAACTGCACCTAATGATGCCGCTACTTCAAATCCACTTGCCGCTTCTGCTCCACTAATACTTACTGTACCAAGTGTACTTGTTGCAGCGCTTGGAGCAGTGATTGGTAATACAATTGCTATTGCTATTCCCCCAGCATTTAATACACTAGTCATCTGGAATCCAGATGGTGCATCTGCTGTAAGTTGAGCAAGAGCACGTCCTAAATTAGTCGCACACTGTCCTGACCATTTTCCATACAACGGTCCTAATCGTACTGTTGTAGGAACTTGATCTTGATCTGGTCTTGGTTTATATAAAACCGTTGGACCTGATCCTTCAATATATTTACCCGGATCTAACTGAGGTTGTTTAGGTTCCCAGTCACCCTTGTAAACTCTAAATCCATTCCACTCTGTTCGAGCGTCTTTATACTTAATCTTAAACCCTGATCGGTCATCGATTAGTACTGCGTGTTTACCCCTCGCGTATTTGCCCATTATGCATACCCACGCACCTTAGGCTGTACATAGAAGCTTGCACGCTCTCTGTCCTCTTCTCTAGCTAATTCCCATTCTCTTTCATACATTTGAGTTAACTCTTGTCTTCTAGGAATATCTACTAATTTTGGGTGTTTGTTTGCTAGCTCTACAGTTAAACCACTAATTAAAGCAGGTAACATTCTTTTAGGGACAGCTGCATTTTGTGTATAATCATCACCTATGTCTTGTCCATATTTAATAGCCCACATAACTATTTCATATCTACTATCTTCACTTGGACCCGGCCATAAATAAACTGTATGATTCGCTGTTCCGCTAGAATCAAATTCAGCATTTCTATCTACTGCAAATTTAAGTGGTGTACCTGTTGAATATTTATTAGGATAAGAAAGCCAATCAGCATAACTGATTCTTTCCATTTCAATATCTTGATCAGGAGTGGCATCTGTATCACGACACGCTGCCGTTAGGATATCTGAATATCCATTAGCTGCTAAATCGAATGTAGGATAAGTTGTATTGTTAAATTTATTTACTGCTACTTTATGTAAATGTAATGTGAATAGATTAACTCCTTGATTAATCCATTTAATCATTAATAAATTAAGAGAACGTCTAGCTGTGATTAAATCATAACCACCCTTAGAGCTTACTCCTAATCGTTCATAAGCTTCTTGTATAACATCTGCAATTTGCAGACTAAATGTACGTGTACCTGAACTAGCCACGTTGCCCCCTTACATTAATGCGCGAGTTAATACCCACAACAATTGACCTAATACCATAAAGCCAATTGTATACATTACTTTCGTAATGCTGTTAATTTTTTCTTCTATGTGTGTTAAATGATTATCTTTAATCGTTGAAACACGTTCACTTAAAAGTTTTATTTCGCCTTTAAGTTCCTGTATTTCCAAATCATACTTGGAAATCTCAGACATATATTAATTCCAATAAACTGTTGCGCTTGCGCCTGTGCCAGCTATATCTACAAATATATTAGTTTCACAAATTTTTCCCATTGCTGGAATTGTAAAGCTTGTTGTACCCTTAGCTGCTACAGATAAACCTAAAATAGGTGTACCTGTTGCACTTTGCGCATCATAAATATCTACTGTTGCATCTGCACCAGAGCCTGCTTCTAATACTACAGCTAATAAACGTTGTCTATGTGCAGTACTTGTTTGACCATCGGTAGTTGCATCAGCAGCAAAATATGTTGATTGTGTGTCACCTTGTATTGTCATTGTAATTCCTTTAAATGGGGAGACCGAAGCCTCCCCTAATTATATTAGCTTAAGTTGTTATTTTGTATGTATAAAACAGTTGCTGTTGCAGCCCCAGTAGAGCCATCTTCAGTTCCTGCTACAAAATCTGCAACTACTTCTAAATCAGTAGTTCCTACATCAGTTGCTTCAGTATCTAAAGTACCATGTGTAGTTGCTAATGCTTTAACGTTAGTCGCTGCTATGAATGCATTATCATCACTATCTGTTCCAATTGCAACAGTTGCTGTTCCACTATCATTATTTACAGTTGTAACATTTAAGATTACATCTACAATTTGTGAATTAGCTGGAACGATTGCAACACGTTGGTTTAACGCGTCTGCTCCGATGATATCCAACACAACAGATTGTGCCATTACTACTGACCCAATGTTAGTTACATTAGTACCGACTGTGGTACCTGTTGTAGCTGGTATGTTACCCGCTT